GTCGGTAGAGTATGGCGGCGATCAATTTGCAACATTTGAAGATGGGTCTCCTGTTGAAGTTGGTATTAATTTAACATTCAAAGAACTAGAACAAATGACTTCTGAAGGAATAGAAGAAAATGGCTACTAATTTTTTCGAAAGCTTCCCAAGGATATCATATACACTAGATGATTATGACAGCGAACAGGTTGTAGTAGACATTTTTAAAAGAGTTATACTATCTAAAGAATATCAAGAAAACTCTTCGTTCTATGAAACTTATGAAGTTCTTCACGGCGAAACTCCCGAAGATATTTCATATAGATTTTATGGTACACAAAATTTACATTGGCTAATATTAATGGTTAATAATGTAATTGATCCTAGATTTGAATGGCCGTTGTCTGAAGAAAATTTATTTAAAGTTGTTTCCGACAAATATGGATCAGATCAAAATGTTTTTACTATTAATAGAGCGGTAAATGCAAAAGGATATCAGGTAGAAACATTTTTTGTTCTTGATGAAGAATCTACACATAAAGACCCAATTAGAATACTATTTGAAGATACAGATCCTGATGCAATTAATACACCAATATCATATCAAACCTCAAATACAATAGTTCAATTTGAAAGTAATTTTGAAATTGAACAAAATAAAAATGAAGGTTATAGAAATATTAAAATATTAAAACCGGAAATTGTGCAAGAAGTTTTAACTAACTATAAGAAATTAATACAAACATAATGCTTGAAGAAGTTCTACAAACACCTGGTGAAGTATTAATACAAAATCTTGTTCTAGTATCTATTACACAAGGTAAGTATGTCAATCTCACAGATTACTTGATTGAATTAAATATTTACGAAAGTATATTTGCACCAGGTGTATCTGGTACGTTAACTTTATCTGACAGCAGAAATCTTGCAGAAGAATTTGCGTTGTTGGGTGAAGAGTATTTAATTATAACAGTAAAAACTCCTAGTCTAGATGATAAAGATGCAATATCTAAAGCATTTAAAGTATATGGATTAGAAGACAAAAAATATTATAATGATGGTAGTACTTTGGTATACCAATTAAATTTTGCATCTATAGAAACATTTAATGATGTACTCAATCCAATCTTTAAAGGATTTGAAGGTACACCTGAAGAATTGGTTGCGAGAATATATCTAGATTATATGCAAGCTGATAGAAATGTTGCGTTAGATACTTCTGAACTTGGTAAGGTAAAAACACCTTTAGTAATATTTGGTGAGTCATCAAATACTATAAAATTTGTAAGTCCAGGATGGACACCCGTAGAATGTATCAATTGGATTGCGAGCAAAACTTTTCCTAAGAATAATGAACCAGCAAATTACTTATTTTGGGAAACTACCAAAGGATTTTATTTTGGTAACATTGGCGCGTTATTTAAAAACCCCGCAGAATTAAGTATAGGCGAATATATTTACTCTCAGTCTTTTATTAATTCACTTACAACTGATGAGCGGCATAAATCTATGTACGCAATTAAAAATTTAAGTGTTAGTAAATCATTTGATCAGTTAGATAATTCTATGTCTGGTTATTTGTCCAATAGAATAATCGATGTGGATTTATATAATAAAAAATTTACAAATGTTGATTACGATCACGGCACAGAATTCTCAAAATACAATCATATGGATGGGACAAAATCTACACCAATATTTGATCCAGCAATTGTAAGAAACGCATTATCATATGTCGATATAAATTTTAGTTATTCAAAACTACACAATGATAATCCAGAAAATTTTGATGTAAAATATAAAAATATCTTTGGTAATAGACGATCAAATTTGGTAGAACTGGATAATTTAAAAATGGAACTGGTAATACCCGGAAGAACAGATGTAGAAGCAGGTAACATTATACAAGTTAGAGTGCCAAAGAAAAAAGGCGGAGCCTTAACTGAAGAAGATAAAACTGAATATGTAGATGATCTGTTGTATTCAGGTTACTATTTGATTACAAGTTTATCACATAAAATCAATCTTAGAACGCATTATATTACAATGGATGTTACTAGAAATTCTTTTCTAAGTAAAGAGGTGCAGAAATGAAAGAAATGGTTTGGTGGTCAGGTGTTGTTGAGAGTAGAGACGATCCCGAAAAACTTGGTCGTTGCCGAGTTAGAATATTTGGATACCACACTGATGACATAACAATATTACCGACAAAAGACTTGCCATGGGCTATACCTATACAACCAATAACTTCGGCGGCAGCATCAGGAGTTGGAACAACACCGATAGGAATAGTAACTGGCTCTTGGGTTGTGGGTTGGTTTTTAGATGGTGAGGAGGCACAACAACCTGTAATGATGGGAACGATTGCAGGCAAACCATCGTCAAATGCAGAAACAAAAGCAAAACAGGTTCAAGCAAGTATAGAAACAAACACACTAAAAGACAGTAGAAATAATATAGTATATGATCCATTGGGCAATGCTATTAAGAATGATGCAGTACAATTAGATGCCACGGAAACTTTATTACCTTTAAAGTCTCAAGACTTAACAAAATTAACTAAAGCAATAGGCGATACTTTATCAGCGGGTGTTTACACTAAAGTTGGTGATAGTGGAGAATTGGGAAAATATCAGTTATCACTATCTACGCTAATTGATCTTGGATATTTACGAAGACCGCCTGGGGGAATTATCACTAGTGATATAGCAGACAACAATTTAAATTGGACAAACAAAGGCGGCATAAAATCTAAAAGTGATTTTTTAGCTAGTACAAGTGTTCAAGAAACAGCAATGTTTGATTATACGAAAAGTAACTATGATACGTTAGTCAGATTGGGCAAGGTAAAAGAAACAGATAACTATCAAGTTGTAGGTGGGTTGTTAGCATCTGCTCACGTAATGGGAGCAAAAAATTCTGACAAGTTAGATAAAAAAACATATGCTGGTACAAAGGCAAGAGACTTTTTTATCGTTGGCAATTCTATATTGGGCGGTGACTCTACAGAGTTTTTTAGAACATATGAAGAAGCGGGTAACTATTTACCAAATACATCTACATTAAATAATGAAGATTTAGCTAAGGCAAAGGGGTTTGAAGATCCCAATAAAAAATATCCAAAATTTGAGTATGCCGGGTTATCCGATGTTAATAAACTTGCAGTAGGTGATAGGTCTCATTTATCTTTTCAGGTAAAAGAAAATAATAAGATAGAAAATATACAATTGGCTAGAACATCTCAAACTTGGGATGAGCCTGATCCAGCATTTGCGGGCAATTACCCATATAATCAAGTAATAGAAACAGAAGCTGGTCATGTTATAGAAATAGATAGTACACCTAACGCTGAAAGAATACAGGTATTCCACAAAAAAGGAACCTATATTGAAATAGATGTAAATGGGTCAATGGTCAGGAAAACAGTAGGCGAAAATTATGAGATAATGGATCGTAATAATTTTGTTTATGTTAAGGGTGCGCATTGTTTAACCGTGGAAGGCAAAACAAGTATATTAGTTAAGGACAATGCTGTTATAGAAGTAGAAGGTGATTTGTCAGTAACAGGGCGCGGCGATACTTTAGTTCAATCCGCAGGCAACATAGCTGTAGTTGCAGATACAGCAATTGTAACTGCAAAAAAAGGTTTAGATATTGCATCAGAAGGAGCTATCAACATACAAGGCAAAAGCATAAGTATGAGATCTAGTGGTGGAGCAATTAATATTAAATCTAGTTCAGATTTAAATCTTCAGTCTAGTTCTACTGGCACATTAAGTTTGAAGGGTGGATTAACAGTATTAATTGATGCTGCAATAGTAAAAACAAAAATGGGTGCAAATATTATAAAAGCAATTGCATTAAGTGTATTAACACCACCAACAAAGAAGACACCCAACACTACACAAATACCAGTATTACAAAGAAAAGCTTTAAATGATGATTCATTCTTATTAGATTCCGGCGAGCCAGAAGCAGATGCATATAATAAACAAAGAGAAGCGGCAGGTGAAATATCAAATAATATTCAACTAACTCCTAAAGCAGGAGACTTGTTTGCTAGAAGCATTGGTGTAGTATCAAACGCAAAAATATTACAAGCAGATTGTGAGATATGCACTAAGTTTAATAACAGTTTTCCTCGATCATTTAAATTATCAAAATCGTTTACACTTGGTAATTTGTTAGTTGGGAAATTTGGACCAGCCTTACAAGCACAACGAGGATTACAGGAGCAAGATATTGTTTGTAATCTAATACAGTTGGCGGAAAATGTTTTAGAGCCGATTAATGCAAAATATCCAGGTATGATTATTAGTAGCGGTTTTAGAATTGGCACAAATGGTAGTGATCATGGAATAGGTGCTGCTGCAGATTTAGTTTGGCCAAATAGAAAAATTAGCGATATTAAAGATATTGCCGCATGGATTACAGCAAATGTTCCTCACAGACAAGTTCTTTTAGAATATGAAACATATGCCGGCACAGATAAAATTAGAGTTGCATGGATACACGTTGCGTTCTTATCTGACAAAGGCGCATTGGTACAATCAAGGGGCGCAAGTGTTCAAACATTTGTGAACCATCAATCTAAATACAATAAATTGGTAAATCTAGGTTAATAAATATCAATTATGGCAACACAAAAATCGATAAAAAAGTTTGTAGATTTAGATCTTTCTTTTAAGGTTAACCCTTTTACGAAAGACCTGTATTTAAAAACAGATGAGGAAGCAGTTAAAACAGCTTTAAAACATCTAATACAAACACGAAATTTTGAAAGACCTTTTCATCCCGAAATAGGTACACAAGTACATTCATTGCTTTTTGAAAACTTTTCGCCAGCAGTAAAACTTGCAATGGAAAGAACTATACAGCAATCAATAACAAAATTTGAAACAAGAGTTAGATTAATAGAGGTAAATGTTTCGGAAACAGTTGAGGATAACGATTTACTTGTGAATATAGTATTTGCTTTAAAGAATACAGACAATCCAATAACAATTACAACTTTACTAAGTAGAGTACGATAAATGGCAAATTACAGATTAGCAGAATTAGACTTTGATGATATTAAAGTCAATCTCAAACAATTTTTAACAAACTATAGAGATAAAGATAATAATCTTATTTTTAAAGATTATGATTTTGAGGCATCTAGTTTATCTATATTAATAGATTTATTGTCTTACAATACGCATTACAATGCTTACTTGGCAAATATGGTTGCGAATGAAATGTTTTTGGATTCTGTTGTAAAAAGAGAATCTGCGGTATCAATTGCAAAACATTTGGGATATCGACCATTGTCTTATAGAAGCGCTATAGCAAAAGTTTCATTCACAATTAATGATCCGGTAGATACGCCGCCCACTTTAACACTACCTAAGTTTTCACCCTTTACCACAACAATTAATAATACTCAGTATACGTTTTCAAACTTAGATTCAGTAACAATTAAACCAACAAATGGTGTCTATACATTCACAGATATTGACATAGTAGAGGGTGAATCATTAAGTTATGTTTATAGAGTTGATGTTTCTGGACCTGAAGAAAAATATACAATACCAAATAAAAATATAGA